TTGACACTGTATCTAGCAATGAAACAAAGATAGTTGCTACCGATAGTTCTGGCAATGATGCCGATGAAGACGATGAGTTCGGCAGATCAGTTGCAGTAGGGTCAGGTAGAATCGTTGTTGGTTCTCCTTTTAATGACGACGGATTCAATGCCCCTAACAGTGGTAGTATATATATCTTCGATCTGGATGGTACTCTAGTAAGCAAGATAAGCCGTCCAGTTGGCACCAGCGATTCCGGCGACAACTTCGGTTACTCAGTTGCAGTAGGGTCAAGTAGAATCGTTGTTGGTTCTCCTTCAAATGACTTTGGCACCACCCAGGCTGATGCCGGTTCAGTACATGTCTACGATCTAAATGGCAACACGTTGGATGACGCAGTGTTCGCAAAGTGGAGGTCGAACGATTACAGCGATGTAGACTCCAACGACAAATTCGGTACCTCAGTTGCAGTAGGGTCAGGTAGAATCGTTGTTGGTGCTCCTTACAATGACGATGGTGGCACTGATTCTGGTAGTGCATATATACACGATCTGAATGGTAATTGGATTGCCAAGATAGTTGCCAGTGATGCAGCTGCTGGCGACCAGTTCGGTAGATCAGTTGCAGTAGGGTCAGGTAGAATCGTTGTTGGTGCTCTTTTAGATAACGATACTGCCAGCAATACTGGTAGTGCATATATCTTCGATCTGGATGGTAATCTAATAAAGAAGATAGTTGCCAGTGATGCAGCTGCTGACGACTACTTCGGCAGATCAGTTGCAGTAGGGTCAGGTAGAATCGTTGTTGGTTCTCCTTTAGATAACGATGCTGGCGCCAGTTCTGGTAGTGCATATATCTTCGATCTAGATGGCAATCTAGTAAAGAAGATAGTTGCCAGTGATGCATATACCGGCGACCAGTTCGGTGTCTCAGTTGCAGTAGGGTCAGGTAGAATCGTTGTCAGTGCTCCTTACAATGACGATGCTGGCGCCAGTTCTGGTAGTGTATATGTCTTCGATCTAGATGGTACTCAACTAGAAAAGATAGTTGCCAGTGATGCAACTGGTGCCGATCGGTTCGGTTACTCGGTTGCAGTAGGGTCAGGTAGAATCGTTGCGGCCGCTCCTTTTGATGACGATACTGCCGACAATTCTGGTAGTGCATATATATTTGACACACCGGACGTTATAACACCGTTCGATGTAAAAGATTGGGAGAGTGGATACTAATGGCCTTTAAAGACAGTTCAAGCGATATAGTAATTAGTGACGCCGGCGAACTATTACATAAAACGTTTAATCGCTTGAGCGGAACTATACAAAGCACGATGAAAAGTATCTATATTAGTGATTTCAATAATGCTTTTGCGACTACACTTGGAGACCCACAACCCCAAGATCAGTTCGGTTACTCAGTTGCAGTAGGGTCAGGTAAAATCGTTGTTGGTGTGCCTGGGGATGACCTTAATACCACTCTATCTGGTAGTGCGAGTGTCTTCGATCTGAATGGTAACGTACTTGCCCTCTTTGCCGAGGCCGCGGGCGCTAGCGACAGGTTCGGTAGATCAGTTGCAGTAGGGTCAGGTAGAATCGTGGTGGGAGTTCCAAAGGACGGTTACTTTGCTGATCCCGCTGCGGGCTCAATATATGTCTTCGATCTGAATGCTAAAGGTATACCATCGTTCACTTATGGCCCCACTTACATGCCCAGAATATTCGCGGGAACCCCCGATGATCAGACAGACGGTGATGTAGATGCTGGCGATGAGTTCGGTCACTCAGTTGCAGTAGGGTCAAGTAGAATCGTTGTTGGTGCTCCTTACAACAACGATACTGCCCTCGGTTCTGGTAGTGCATATATCTACGATCTAACTGGTAGGATAGTAAAAAAGATAGTTGCCAGTGATGCAGCTAACGCCGACTACTTCGGTTGGTCAGTTGCAGTAGGGTGCGGTAGAATCGTTGTTGGTGCTCCTTACAATGACGATACTGCCCAAAACGCAGGCAGTGCATATATCTTCGATCTGGATGGCAATCTAATAAAGAAGATAGTTGCCAGTGATGCAGCTGGTGCCGATCAGTTCGGTAACTCAGTTGCAGTAGGGTCAGGTAGAATCGTTGTTGGTGCTCCTTTTGATGACGATACTGCCAGCAATACTGGTAGTGCATATATCTTCGATCTAGATGGTACTCAACTAGAAAAGATAGTTGCCAGTGATGCAGCTACTGGCGACAACTTCGGTTACTCAGTTGCAGTAGGGTCAAGTAGAATCGTTGTTGGTTCTCCTCTCGACAATACTGGTAGTGCATATGTCTACGATCGGGATGGTACTCAAATAGAAAAGTTAACTGCCGGTAGTGATGCAGTTGCTGGCGATCATTTCGGTTACTCAGTTGCAGTAGGGTCAAGTAGAATCGTGGTAGGTGCTCCTTTCCATGGCCTCACTAGTGCCAGTGGTGCCGTGGCAGCAGACTCTGGTGCCGCATATATCTTCGATCTAGACGAAAATTACGATACCTATATTGAAAGACAATTAGGATACTAATATGATTTACGCAAGAATAGACACTGTCGGAGTAATGTAAATGCCTTTTAGAAACATATCAACATCGGGTAGTTTTATAAGCAGAGACCTAAGTTTCTATGAAGAAAATATAGATGCTACTGCTGAATATGATGATGATACCGATCCGAGCAATCAAGTAAGGATAAATGCCTTTGATGTTGGACACAATAAAGACATCAACAATAATAATCAGGATGATCAGTTCGGTAAATCAGTTGCAGTAGGATGTGGTAGAATCGTTGCGGGTGCTTATCTCGATGATTATTGGGATCCTACAAGCGGATATTCCAGCGCGGATTGGCATCTAAATCAGGGCAGTGTATATATTCACGATCTGTCCGGTACTCTAATAACCAAACTACAAAATCCTGCAGCTGCGTTCACTGGTGACACCCCGCAGAATAATAATGACCAGTTCGGTTGGTCAGTTGCAGTAGGATCAGATAAAATCGTTGTTGGTGCTCCTTTGAAGGACGGCTCCAGCGGTCAAACGAATGACGCTGGCCGTGCATATGTCTTCGATCTGGATGGTAACAACAGAATTCAGTTACACGTTAGCAGTGATATCTCTCCCCGGACCGGCAGCGGCGACAAGTTCGGTTGGTCGGTTGCAGTAGGGTGCGGTAGAATCGTTGTTGGTGCTCCGCTGGAGGATCTGGAGTCATTCGCCACTATTAACAACACAGGCGCTGTATATATCTTCGATCTGGATGGTAATCTAATAACGCGAATCATCGGCAATCCGGCCGTCGTTAATGACAACTTCGGTCACTCAGTTGCAGTAGGGTCAGGTAGAATCGTTGTTGGTGCTCCATACAATGACATAGACAGCAACAATGGAAACGCAGGCCGTGCGTATATCTTCGATCTGAATGGTAATCAGATAAAATCGTTAACTGCTACAGTTCGCGCCGGTGGCGAAGAGTTCGGTGTCTCAGTTGCAGCAGGGTCAGGTAGAATCGTTGTTGGAGCGCGCATTGATTCAACTACGACACTCGGCAACGGCGCCGCATATATCTACGATCTGGATGGTAATGAAATAAACAAGATAAAATCGTCTGCGGCCGCTTATCTTGAACTTTTCGGTACCTCAGTTGCAGTAGGGTCAGGTAGAATCGTTGTTGGTGCTCCGCTGGCTGGGTTTGATAGTACGCTGGGTTGGACCGGGGGAAGTACATCTTACGGTACCTGTTCTGTCTTCGATCTAGAAGGTGCTCTGATTGACACGTTAGACGCCGATGATAAGACTTCGACCGGGGAGAATTTCGGTACCTCAGTTGCAGCAGGGTCAGGTAGAATCGTTGTGGGTGACCCCTTTTTGAATTCTCCTGTCACCAGCGCGGCCGATGACGGCAACACGAACATCAGCATCGGCGACGTTATCGACAAGGCCGGTGGAATATATATACACGACACACCATTGACGGCAAAACATCATTTAGATATTTTAGATTGACAGTATCATATTTTTGAGTTCTGGAGACAATAATTTGATTATATAAATAATGATAATCAATTAATAACGGAGATATCAAATGGCAGTTCCTGTTACACGTTCTGATTTTAAAGAATACTGCCTTCGTTCGCTCGGCAAACCTGTCATCGAGATCAATGTTGATGATGATCAAGTTGATGACCGTGTTGATCAGGCATTACGTTTCTATTGGGATTATCACTTCGATGGTACCGAGAAGACTTACTATAAACATGAAATAGATGCGAATACAATTTCAACGCAGTCTATCACTTTACCAGAAAACATTATAGGTGTTGTCAAGGTATTTGAAATCGGTGATACTTCTTCGTCTTCTGGTGATCTTTTCAACATAAAATATCAAATCGCACTCAACGATCTACATACACTCAACAATATCGGTCTTACAAACTATTATATGACACTTCAAAATCTAGGTGTTGTACAAGAACTGCTTGTAGGTAAAACACAGATTCGTTACAATCGACATCGCAACATTCTACATCTCGATAAGTCTAAATCATCGTTGACTGTAGGTGAGTATATGTTGGTAGAGGCCTATGAAGTTGTTGATCCTGATACATACACTGATGTGTGGTCAGATCGTTGGTTGCAACATTATACTTCTCAGTTAATTAAACGACAATGGGGAAGTAACCTCACTAAGTTTGAAGGACTTCAATTACCCGGCGGCGTGACATTTAACGGCAACAAGATATATGATGATGCTGATACCGAAGTTAAAAGATTGGAAGAAGAAATGATTCTAAATTATTCTCTGCCGCCCACTGATATGATAGGTTAATAAACACTTATGGCCACTAATGTCTTCTTCAATAACTTTGAGAGTTATGCCGAGCAAAATCTAATTGAAGATTTGATCATCGAATCAATTAAAATCTATGGACACGATTTGTATTACTGTCCGAGAACAATTGAAACTAAAGATGATGTTTTTGGAGAAGGTGTTGTTTCCTCATATAATGATGCTTATCTGATTGAGATGTACATCAAGAATGTTGAAGGTTTTGAAGGCGAAGGTGATTTTCTTTCTAAGTTCAATATTCAAATTCGCGATGAGATTACGTTCACTGTTTCTCAGAGAGTGTTTGCTAATGAAATAGGTGGACCAGAGATAATATTGCGGCCGAAAGAAGGTGACTTATTATTCTTTCCGCTCACATCCAAAGTATATGTTATCAAGTTTACTGAACACGAAGCACCTAACTTTTATCAGATGGGTGCCTTGCAGTGTTATGATCTACGTTGTGAACTGTTTGAATATGGACACGAAGACCTTAACACCGGTATTCCTGAGATTGATAAACTTGAAGAACTTTACTCTAGAAACATTGCTATTGCTAATACTGCTTCGGCATATGCTAATGGTGATATTATTATGGACGTAAACACTGGTCGACCAGCAGCTGCGAGTTCTTACAGTGTTGAGGATCCATTTTCAGAAAATGCTTCCCTAGAAATAGAGGGTGATGCGATCATAGATTTCACCGAAACTAATCCATTCTCTGAGGGTAATATATAATGTTTGGCCAAACGTTCGCACACGGTACACTCCGTAAATATGTCATACTGTTTGGCACACTCTTCAATGATGTGTGGGTTAATCGCAAAGATGCATCTGGTAATGTCAAGTCGTCACTGAAGGTTCCTTTAGCATATGGACCTAGAGAAAAGTTTCTTGCTCGAATTGAAGGCCTTGATGCAGATTTAGATCCTCAAGAACAACCATTCGCAATTACATTACCTAGAATGGGATTTGAAATAACAGGATTTAGTTATGCGCCAGAAAGAAAATTGTCCACGATCAATCGGTTTGTAACAAAACCCTCTAATACAAATGAAGATCAAAAAAGATACCAGTATAATCCAGTACCTTATGACATTCAGTTTTCTCTGTCAATTTTTGTAAAGTCTGTTGACGATGGTACGCAGATCATAGAGCAGATTCTACCGTTTTTTACTCCTGAGTGGACAACGACAGTTCAGTTAATCTCTGATCCAGATATTACTCTCGACATTCCTTTGGTTCTCACCGGCACCTCGCAAGACGATGTGTATGAGGGATCGTTTGACGAAAGACGATCGTTGATTTTTACTTTTGATTATACAATGAAAGGATTCTTCTTTGGACCTACCAAGAAGAGTGGGGTCATTAAACTGGCGAATACTCAGTTGTATGATGCGACATTGTTTACTGATATTGAAGATGCATTTGGCAACACTGATGTTATAACACGAATCACGGTAAGTCCAGGTCAAACCGCAGCTGGTGCTGCTACATCAAACGCAGCAATATCTGTTTCTTCCGATAATATTTCTTCTGATGAAAACTATGGTTACATAGTGGACATAGATGAAACATTCCCAGATGACGGGGTATAAGTATGTCAGATGATATCATAGGTGGAGTACTCGATCTCACTCCGATGCACCGAGAGGAGAGACTTCCTACAACATATGAACCCAAGTTATCTTCAATCAAGCAAGCAGAAACTGATG